GTCCTCGTCGTGGCGGCGCCGGGATCGCGGCCACCACTCGAACCCGCCGGAGGGCTGGGCAGCCGCCGGGACAAGCACGCCGGTCGCCGAACCCGCCGCGCTCACGGAGATCGTGGCCTGGCCGGAAATGGCGCCTTCGACCTGCTCGAGCGGGCCGAACCAGTCGCCCGCCCAGAAGCCGACCCATTCGTCGTGCCAGCTCATGGCGATTACTCGAGGTCGAGCGCGTCGATGGTGCGAGTGCCGCCGGTGATTGCTCCGTCCACGCGAGTGGTCGCGCCGTCCAGCCCGGTGAATCGCGGGTTCGCGCCGTCCAGCCCGGTGGCGGCACCCATGCCGACGGCCGCCAGGCCGCGCAGGATCTGCTCGGCGGTGTAGCCCGCCTCGATGGCACGCTCCCACACCGCGGAGGCGAGCGCCTGGGGCGATAGCTCCGTGTAGGGGACCACGTCGCCCTGCAGGTGACCGACGGCGTAGCGCACCAGCGCGCCGTCGAGGCTCACGGTGCCGTTGCCGGCGCCCCAGGCGAGCGCCGTCACGCCGGCGGAACCGTAGACCGAGAAGCTCGCGTCACCGGCCGCCGCGAGGCTCGCGATGACGTTGCCGGAAGCGTCCAGCGAGATCGTGGCCGCGGCGACCCCGCTCACCACGAGCTGGCCGACGCCGCTTCCGACGATGCTGAAGGACGCCTCGGCGAGCGCGTTCTTGCCCAGCGCCCCCGAGGCCGATCCATCGAGCGAGGCGACGGCGGCGTTGCGCGAGGCGAGCGCCCCCGGCTTCTGCGGCATCATCCACGCCTGCGGGTGACGCGAACCGCTCGGCAGGGCCGTGAGGAAGGAGCCGGTGAGGTAGGCGATCCCCCGGATGCGGCCGGGGCGCGTGAAGTTGTTGATCGTGAGCGAGCCGTTGTAGATGGACGCGAGCGAGCCGCCCCGGATCGTCAGGGGGTTGAAGGCCCGCCTATCACCGTTGCAGATCAGCCCCATCCGTGCGCCGACTCCACCATCAGCGGCGCGTTGGCCGTCGTGGCGCCCGTGTTCATTAGGAGCCATTGCACGCACGCGCCGTCCGGGATCTTCGCCATGCTGGGCAGGGCGTTCACGAGGTCGGCCAGCGAGTGCATCCCCGAGGCGAGGATCGGGATGCCCCACAGCGGCTTCACGAGGTGCAGGACAAGCTGGCCCGTGCCGGTGTAGGCCGTGCCGCCCGACAGCGTGAAGCTCGTGAGGTCCGAAATGCCCGTGCTTCCGGCCGCCAGCGGGATGAAGGGCGCGTAGCGGGTAGCGGCAGCGCCCGAGTGGGGCACCGCGCCGATGACGGGGGTGGCCGCGAAACCGACGGTCACGGGGCAGGACTTCGCCGCGCCGGCCGTGTCGAGGTAGTTGAACGCCGTGAGGTTCGGGCCGCCGGCCGTCGGCGCCACCTCGGTCGAGAAGAACGCCCGCAGGCCCACGCCGTTGGGGTAGCGGTCCACCTTGGCGGAAGTCGCCGCGATGGGCGTCATCGTGATCGTGCGCGAGGCCGTGCCGGTCACATCCGCGCCCGTGATCGGGACATAGCCCACTTGGTCCACGGCGAGGAGGAACCACGGCGCACCGGCGGCGGCGATGATGTTCGCCCCAGCGTAGAGGAAGTGCTTGGTATCGGTCGAGACATCGCCGCCGTGCTGCCACGCGCCGTCGGCCCAAGTGTCGTCGGTCGGCACGAAGGTGAGCGAGGTGCCGGCGTAGGTGGAGGCGGGCTCGCTGCCCGAGAAGACCCCGAGGTTCGTCCAGAACGCGGCCACCTGCGCGGTCGAGATCGTCTTGAAGCGGATGTCGTACTGGCTCTTGCCGTTGGTGGTTACCTCGTTGATGAGGTCGTCATGCGAGGAAAAGCCCATGTCATTCGCTCCAGAAGGTGTCGATCATGCCGACGAGCGGGGCTGACGCGAGCGAGCCCGCGACCCCTTTGCCGACCCAGCCGAGAAAGGCCCCGGCCTTGATTTCCTGCGGCGGGCGGTTTCGCACCGCTTGGATCTGCTGCGCGTCACCGTAGGACTCGGTAGGCGACGACGTTGGCCGGCGGCACTCCTCGCGCGCGTAGCTCATCCAGAGCGGCTTCACGAGAACGATGGCGGCCAGCCCGCCGTTGGCGAGCACCACGGTCGCGGAGTTCACGCGCTTCACACCGCGGCCGAGGCGAGGGATGAAGGGACTCACGCCAGCCGCCGCGCCGGTCGCCTGCACCAGCGCCCCGGACGGCTGCGCCGCAGCGCAGAAGACGGTTTCGCTGGTGCGATCCACATCGTCGGCATCGGTGTAGTTCACGGTGAAGGTGCCGCCGCCCACGGTCGGGGCCTGCGCGACCATCATCATTTCGACGCCCACGCCGTCGGCGTAGCGCGGCAGCGTCACCGTGTTGTCCATCACCTGCTCCTCGCCTGCCGCGTCCAAGTCGATGAACGGGTAGTAGAGGAGGTAGTCGAGCAGCATGAGCGGCTGGTTCTGGTTCGTCGTGCCAGTCACGGTCGCCGCCGCCGACGCGACGATCGTCTCCTTGATCCAGCGCGTGCCGTTCTGCTCGGGGACGTAGATCCCCTTCTCCGCCTCCAGCGTCGCGGCTACCAGCGGGCTCGCGGCGTAGTAGTTCGGGACCGGCACGCCCGAGGCGGTCGAGTAGTCGAACCATTGCCCGGCGATCGTCGCCGTGGATGCGGGCACCTTGCGGAAGAACGCCGGCCACGAGCGGCCGGCGCCTTCGCTGTTGGCCCACGCGGCGACGTTGGCGAAGCCCATGGCGACGTCAGTCGGCGGTGACCGTGAGGTCGCCCGCGGCGAACTGCGGCTGGATGCCCGACGAGACCGCCAGCGACGACGACAGCGCCGCGCTCACCAGAAGCTGGCCGGCGCCCGCCGACGTGGTGACCAGGCCGAAGTGCGTGATGGTGTTGGTGCCACCGGTGCACTGCGGAAATTGGATCAGCGCGGCATTGTCGAAGGTCGAGCCGCCGTCGTTCCAGCCGGAGGCCTTGGTGACCGCCACACGGGCGTAACTGGTGTAGGTGGCCTCGTTGGTGACGGCCGTGCCGGCCTCGCCGGGATCCGCCGTGTAAAGCGCGACGTAGATCGTCGCCCCCGCGCGCCAGGCAGGGTCGGTGCCCTTCAGGATGGCTTCGAGGATGTCGTTCTCGGTGTCGTTCGACATGGACATGGTTTATTCCCTTCTCTCGTTGAGTGTTCAGGAGCCCATCATTTCGTCTTGCGGGTACGCCGGCTCGATGGGACCCTCCACGAAGCCCGTCACCAGCCCCGTCAACTCGTCGCGCTCGGCCACCCGGCGACGCGGCGCTCGCACCGCATCCACCAGCGCCTGCGTCCGGCCGTTGAAGGCCTCCAGGATCGCCATGATCTCCGGCGACGGCCCGGCCGGCTCCACGGGCGCAGGCTGCGCAATCGAAGGCTCCGGCATCACTAGCGCCTTCACCGCCTCGATGGTTTCCTCCTGCACCCTCAGGAGTTCGGCCACGAGCTTCTCGTCCCGCAGGTCGAGTTGCGCCCGCGCCGCCTTCGCCTCGGCCGACAGCACCGACTTCGCCGCCGCCGTCTCCGCGTCCTGCCGCGCCCGGCCCACCTCGGCCTCGAGCTGGCCCATCCGCTCCTTCGCCTGCTCGATCATGTCCGTCGCCTGCTCGAGCGCCCGCTCGCGCTCCTCGATGGCAGCCTCGGCCTGCGCCAGCACATCGCGAACCTTCGGATCGAGGCCGTCCTCGTCCGCCCGCTCCGCTTCCGCGATGGCCTTCGACAGCTCCGGCGGCATCGTCGCGCGCGTGCGAGCCGCCCACGCCTCCGCCCCGGGCCAGTCCATGTTCTTGGCGATGATGTCGCCATGCGTCTGCCACACCGTCGGATTTCCGCTCGCGATCTCGATCTGGGCTTCCAGGGCCTCCTGCCGCTTCGTCGTGTAGCTCGGCCCCGTGTCCACCTCCACGTCGTACTCGCCGGCCCCGAGGTTGAACGCCTCCATGCCGTCGAGCTTCGCCGCAGGCGCCCCGAGTTCCGGCGCGATCATCGCCTCGCGCGTCGTCCCGTCCTCCTCCATCAGCCGCACAACGCGCCGGCTGTCGTAGATCTTCGGGATCAGGTCGATCAGGATCCGCCCGAGGTAGCGGATCGCGCGGTTCAGGTTGTCGTGGTAGTGGAAAGTCGCCACGTCCCCCTCGCGCTGCCGGGCGATGATCGCCCGCCCGCTCTTTTCGTTCGACGGCTGGCCGAGGCTCGCCGCGTACATCCCGAGCGCCGACTGGATGTCATGCTCGGCCGCCTGCATCTCCTGGGCGAACCCCGCCGGGATGTCGGAGGCGGGCTGGCGCTGCGGCGCGCCGAGTACCTGACCACCGACCTCCACCGGGTTGTAAGTGAGGACAGGGATGTTGTCGATGTGCGCCCGCTGCCAGTTCGGATCGTCCTCCGTCTGGCCGGCCGCGGCGATGAAAGGGGCCTTCGGCGTGAGCGCCACCCGCTCGGCGAACGCCGTGCGAGCGAAGTTGTAGAGCATCTGGCCATCCCGCCCGGGCCGCGTCAGGCCCGAGTAGGTGACCTTGCCGTTCACGTCCGTTTCGGTCCCGTAGACCGAGATGATCGGAATGAACTTTCCGGCCCAGTCGCGCTCCTCGAGGATCTCGGCGCCGGTCATCTTGCACCACTTCACCTGCTCGGAATGCGCCTGGCGCATGTTCACCACCGGCTGCATGTCCTGGATGCCCTCGGCCAGCGCCTTCTCGTACTCCTCCTTGGTGACCACCACGCCGTCGGCGAGCTGGTAGATCGTCTCGACCGTCGGAACCTTGTAGAAGTACTCGACGACGCGCACCTCGTCCTCGCCGAGCCACCCGTCCCCGAAATCCCCGGCGTCGGCCTTCCAATCGGCCTTCTGCGCCTTCGGGAACTTCGCCTTGAAGGCGGCCCGGGGCATGGTGTCCTCGATGAAGCCGTCCTCGGCGTCGCATCCGTCCGCCGATTGGTGCGGCGCGAGCTTCACCGCGAGCGAGTTGCGCACGCGCTCCACGGTGATTTTCTGATCGAAGGTGTTGGCCCCGTCGTACTCGGTGAGGACGCGGAAATAGCCGAAGCCGTGGCCCGCCGAATGGTCGAGCGCCGTGTCGAAGGCTTGGTCCGCGTTCGAGGCGTTCAGGATCGCTCGCGTCAGGCCCTCGAAGGCCCCCGCGACCTTCTGATCGCCGTCGCCCTTCGGACGGTACTTGATCGCCGGGCGGTTCTGCCGGCCGTCGTTCACCACCTGGCGGATGTACTGGTTCAGCTTGTCGAGGACAAGAGCCGGCCGCGACGCCTTGTCGCGCTCGCTCTTGATCTCCTCGGGCCATTGGTCGCCAGCGCGAAAGCGGATGTCCTCCAGCGCGAGCTTGTGATTGTCCCGCCAGTAGTCGGTGATGACCTCGTAGCGCTCTTTCGCCCGCTTGAGCAGGTCGGCCTTGCGCTTCGACTCGGACTTAGCGCCCTCGTCCCGGCCGTCGTCCTGCTCCTGCGCCGCCTTCGCCTTTTTCGCCATCGTTAGCTCCTCATCCACCCGCCCGCGACGGGGCGATGAACGACCGGACGCGACGCCGAAGCGGGCTTGGCCTTCTGGCCCTTTCGCACGCCCTCGCAGGCGTAGCGCAGCGCGTCGATGTAGTGGTTGTTCTTGTCCTCCAACACCGGCAGGACTTGGCCCGTCAGGCGGTCCACCTTCCACGTGTACGAACGCAGCTCGTTGATGAGCCCCTCGCACCGCGGATGGACTACCAGGTCGTAGGACTTGAGGAACTCGACACCTTCCTCGACGCTGCCCGCGCCCTTCATGGCCGAGTTGATGCGAGGGAACCCGTGCGAGCGCATGTAGCTCACCGTTTCGGGCCGGGACGAGTCCGCCGTGATGAACCACTTGCGCGAGTCGGGGACGCGGTCGAACAGGTCGGGCGTCTGGTCGATCTCGCACCCCACCATGCCCTCGCAGTAGTCCACGCGGATCTCGCGATCCCCGGCGAGGTAGCAGCGCACGAGGACCGTCGGATCGTTCGCGTAGCCCCAGTCCGCGCCCAGGCGGAAGGTGGAACCTGCAGGCGCGTCGAACTCCTCCACGCGCCAGTTCTTGAACACGAGCGCCTCGCTCATCTTGCGGTAGGCCCCGCACCAGATGTGCTGATACTTGTCCGGGTCGCGCTTTCGGTCGTGCTGCATCTCGTCGCGCAGCACCGCCGGGAACCATGGGTTATCCCAGTAGTGCGCCTCGATCACGACGGAATCCTTCGGCCGATTCTCGGGCGCGAAGAACTGCTCGATGGGGTCCGTCTCGGAGTTGGGGTTCCAACTGAACCAGAGTTCGGAGCCGTCCTTGCGGATCGTCGGGCGCAGCAGGTCGAGCGAGCGCTGGGTGATCGTCTGCGCTTCCTCCACCCACGCGATGTCAAAGCCTTCAAGAGACTTGATGTTCTCGGCGTTGAAGTCCTGCATCCCCCGGAAGATCATCACGCCGCCGCGCTGCGACACGATCTTGTCGCGCTGCACGTCGAAGTGCTGGCCGAGGCCGTAGCGCTGGATGGTCTGCTCGATGAGCTTTTTCACGGACTGGTCGAGCGTGAGCTGCACCTCGCGGATGCACACGATGTCGACCTTTTCGCAGTAGGCAGCCTCGACCGCCATGCCGGCAAACTGCCACGATTTCGCGCTCCCCCGGCCGCCCTTCGCCCCCTTGTAGCGCGCGGGCTTGAGCAGCGGCTGGAATACCCGAGCGGTGGGGATGTCGAGGATCGCGCCCTGGGCCACGCGATCAGCCCTCGGGCTTGGGATCGACCAGCGTCCTGCGAACCTCGGCGAACTGCATCGGCCCGCCATCGGCCCCGGTATGCTCCTGCGTCACCTTGTCGCCGTATCGCTTCGGCAGGAGCTTTGCGGCAACCCACTTGCGGGCGTCCACCCGAACGCGCCGGGAATCAGGCGGGATCGACTCGTCGTCCGCGATGTCGGTGATCTGGTCCGCCAGGGTATCGGCCCGGTCATCGCGCGCGCGGGCGTATGCGCTCGCAAACTCGGGGTTATCCCTCGCCCATTCGTAGACCGCGACGACGGGGGGCATGCCGGGGGACTTGCAGATGCGGGTGAGCGCTTCACCTGCGGCTATCCTGGCGAGGATCGAGGTGGCGATCTCGGGATCGTAGGCGACATGGCGCGGGCGGGATTTCTTCACGCGGCCGATTGTCCGAGGCCGGCGCCCGCCTTTGTGATACTCCTAAACCGTCAAGGTGGGCTTGGAGGCGGCGAGGTCGCCGAGGATGTCGGCGAGGTCGTCGAGGAAATTGGCGCTTGAGCAGGGGTGCGAGTAGTTGCCGACGAAGATTGCGGTGATGGGGATGGCGACCATGCCGCGGCGATTTTCGTGGATGGTGGCGGGGTCGTAGGGTCGGGAGCGGGTGAAGATTTTCCGGGACTGCGGGTCGAACCAGACGGCGATTTCCTGCAGGGTGGACAGGCGCGAGCAGAATCGGCCCTGGAGGTAGGCCCGCTCGAGCGGCGAGATCGTGGGGATCATGCGGCGGCCTTTTCGCGGGTTGAGGATCGGCTGGCGCGGTGGGCGGCGATTTCATCGCGCAGTTTCAGCACCCAGGGGGACTCGGACGAGTAGACCTCGGCGCGGCGCTTTGTGTGCCATGCGTCGATGCGGTTGGGCATGGCGAACCAGCGCTTGGAGGCTTCGACGATGCGCTCGCCGGTTGCCTGGTCATCGCAGCGGTCGTGGTAGGCGCAGCGCCATCGGCCGTCGCCCTTGAGGCCGTCGGACTTCGTTCCCGGGAATCGGCAAGGCTCGCCGTTGGCGACGTAGGTGCAGGCGCTCATCGGACGGCCTCCGCGGCTTGCTTGACGAGGCGGTCGCGGACGAGGGTGCGCAGCTCGTGGTAGCTCGAGGCCTTGGTGGGCCACATGCCCAGCTCGCGGGCCTTGGCTTCGAGGGCCGAGTCGTCGGTGGTCCATGCCGCGCCCTTGCCGGATCCCTTGGCCGGCTCGGTGCGCAGGCGCTCGACGATGGCGAGCAGGTACGGCGGCGTGAGCTGGCCGGGGTTGGACTTGCGGGCCTCGGCGATAGCGGCACGAAGCTCGGCGACCGTGACGCCGGCGCGGGCCATTTCGATCACGCTCGGGTGCTGGGCGGTGCCCTTGCAGCCGTTGGCGGCGAGGACGGCCCAAAGCGCGCCGGAGGCTTCGTGCTGGTCGGTTCCGACCGCCGGGGTGACCCGCAGGGCGTCGAGGGTGAGGCCTGCGGCGATCCA